TCGCCTCGGAGAACGAGATCAGCGTATCGAGAGCTTCCTGGCGCGCGGACTGGAAGCTGGGTCCGATGATGACTTCAACATCATATGATCCTTTCGAGAGATCGTTGATGATATCGCCCGTCAGATCGTGTTCCTTGTTAATCTCGACCATTTTCTCGACGCCGTCGTGACCTATGATGCGTTCAACGCGCTCGGAGTCCATGACGGTCGGAATCATATCGACCATCATTTCCCACGTGAGCTGAAGCGCCGAACTGAAGCCGTCGATGAATTCGAAGCTGCCTAAATCGGAGCGCTTCGTATGTTGTACGAGCGCTTTACCCGAAACCCGATTCATATCCTCGGCGTTGCCTAGAGCCGGGTCGAAGTAACCTATAGTGGCCTGGATATCCTGAATCGACATCTGCGCGAGCGCCATGGCACCCTGCGGCAAATCGAGCGGCTGCGTGCGAAACGGCATACCGTCCGGCGCGTTCTTGTCGACGTTGTACGGCAAGTACGGACGCGAGGCGACGTTCGCCTGGTTCCACTCATTCTCGTAGCCCTTGATCATCGCTTCGGTCACGAGATACGGCGCTTTCGGTAGGAGCGCGCTGCGCTCGATCATATCCGAAGCACGGGAATTGTAACTGCGCTGCGCGTCTTTGGAGTGACGAATCAGCGACTGGAATTTCTTGCGACCCTCGATGTTGATGTAACGACCTGGGCAGCGCACGACCGGAATTCTCTTCCAGTCATAGTAGTACGGACCTTCGAGCACGGTCGAGCCATCAATCTTGGCCCACATAACCTGCCACTTGGTGGTCTTACGGATCATCTTCTCGCCGGTCTTTTTGTTCGTCGCGATGCGCGTAACGCCGCTCTTCTCGAACGTCAGTCCGTGATCGTCGAGATGCTCTTCAGTCGCTTTTAGATCGGCGTCGTAATCGCGTACGGTACCGTCGGTCATCTTAGCGATCCACTTCTCACGCGGTACGCGCTCGAAGTATTCAGCGATACGCACTTCCTTGTCCGTGAACCAGCCGTAACTGTCCCGAGAGACGTTAAAGCTGTTCATATTTCCGTTAGGATACAACGATTCGTAGATCTCGTCGGAAATACGCTCCGCCACGATGCAGCGGTTGGCGTCGGCCGCACAGGCGTCGGCGCACTGCGGATCCCACACCACTGTCTGTGGGTTCGAGATATTGATTACGCGCAGCACCTGATCGAAGGCGCCTTCACCATCATCTTGCATGTACGTCGGCATGATGCGCCAGGCGCCAAAGCCGCCTGCGACAGCGAACTTAAACTGTTCCTTATAGATCTGATCGGCGCGACTGCATTGCTCAATAGAGCGACATAGGCCGGCGAATACGTCCGCCACTGCTTCGGATGCACCATCAGACGCGGGGCGGACCTTGCCGGCGGGGCGCGTCTGGCGCATGTCGGCCACGACCATGTTCACCGGCTGTAGACAGCGATTGAACGTATAGCAGGGCTTGCCGCGACGATTCTGGAGTACGACTGGATCCCACTGCCCCATCGCCTCGGCATTGTAGATGAAGTTCAGATCTTCCGAGTGCATGCGGCGGTTTTCTTCCCATGCGCCGACGCCTTCATCATAGAAATTTCGGATGCGCGAGAGCAGACCTTCGTTGTCTCTGATCTGGAAGCCAGGCGAGTTCGGATGCGTGCCGCGTTGCCCGGGTATGTCACCTATGAGATCAAAATTATCACCAGAATTCGTAGACACTTAGGCCACCACGAATTTGTTGAACTTCCGAGAATTCTCGGAGCCGGTCAATATCTGCAAATTGTCACGGACATGTAATCCAGTAACTTTTCGACCTTGTAATGGGATAACATGATCCACAGTAAAATCTATCCCCGTGGTTTTTCGCAATCTGGCAGCTATGCTATAAAATGCTGCTATACAAATTTCTGTGGCCCAGGACGGCGCCTTTTCAGCCGCGCGTCGTCGAGCATGGTAGATCGCGTATTGCGTCGGATGGGCACGGCGATACTCGCCAGGATGTTTCTCATGCCACTTATTACTCATCAGCGCTGCGCACTCGACGCACCATCCATTGCTGGTGATACGTTCTGCTACATGACCAGCAGCGCATGGGCGGCCAGAAAAGTAACGTAATTCTCCAGCCGCTTGAGCGCGTTTACGCGCGAAGCGGGGGGATATAGCTACTAGCTCTGGCCGCGGGCCGCTCGCTGGCATTCCCATGTTACGTCGGCATCTCGTCCACAATCGCGCGCTGCCCATCACCGACGAAAGCGCCGTCGAACGTATTGGCCGGAATGTATCTCGGCGCGCCGTCGTTCTTCCACTCATGCACGGGTTTTTGATCCTTTGTTTTTCGTCCGCTATCGACCAGCTTCTGGTATTGAACGCGAATCTGGTTGCGTATCGCGCCATTCTTGAAATTGAACGGAGCAACTTTGCCTTTGCGTTCGATGATCAGATTGTTCATACCGGCGGTGACATGCACCGTGTAAGTACCCAACTGCATTTTGCGGCCGTTGGAGTCGACACGCCGCGGATCTTCATCCTGTTGGCATTCCTCGACGATACGACCATCCGATGCCGGACGCTTCACAAAACGCCAATCGACAGACTGCGTCACCGCGCCTGTCTTCTCATCCTTGTGTTCGATTTTGTGGGCGGCTTGCTGTCGCAAGCGAATACCCTCTTCATGTACCAACTTCAACGTTACGCTCATGTGGTCTCACCCTTGCACGTATCTCGTGCGATTAAAAATTCGCCCATCTCCTGGCTTCTCCCTTTCAGGGAAGCCATCATCTGATTGAGAGTTGCCTGATCTCGTTTGTAACCGTAGAACCACAACTTTCTCGTCCTCACATCAACCAACAAGAATACGCCGCGAGCGCGGAATTCCGCCTCCATCTGATCAATGGGTTTTACCCACTCCACACGCCACCTTGCGTTGCCATCTCAGGAGCCCAGCTGAACCACGGGAGGCCGCCATCGGAGGCCGGCGGCGCCTTCGCCACGTCGTAGCCGCTCATGACGTTGTAGCGCGTGGCATCCATCAAGTGATCGTTCTTTTTGATTATGTTCCCTTTCTCGTCGCGTCGATACAAGCGAACCTCTTTTCTCCAGTTCGTCAGCGTCGTGAAGATGCGGAGCTGCTGCGTCGACAACATATCCCAAGTCTGCACTAGTCCGGTCACGACCGTATTGTCGGCTTTACTGACCTTCAATCCGAGATTGCAATACGTGTCGATCAACAATTCCCCGTCCGTGCCACGGGCTTTCTGCGCGGCGGGGTCGATGACACCGTGAATCCACGGACCGCGGCGGTTAATTGCCGCGACATGCACGGCCGGATCCGCTTGTCCCCGATAGTATTCATCGTAGGCGATTGCCGGATATCGCTGATTGCCAGCGGCGTCTTTGAAACCGTTGTCGATGTCCCAGGCGAACCAGATCACCGCGGTACAGTTCCAGCCTGGATCCATACCGTAGGAGCGCGGCCAGTGCATCGGGATATCGAACGGCTCGATCAACATCACGTCTTCAGGGATCGGATAGATCGCGCCTACGCCGTGTCCTGGAATGCCAGACTTTCGCGCCTGCAGCTGCCAAGATGGAACACCGGCCAAAATTTTCTTTTTCTCCACGTCGCTCAAATGAGGAACGTCGTCCATATCAAGGAATACTGCTGACCGACTCATCGATGACGATCTCCTCTTCCTCTTCCTCGCCTAAGACCCAAGCCTGCATTGGCATAGCGTCCGGCTCCGGCGCCAAATCTGGCATGAACGTAATCATCAGATCCGAGACACCGAGTAGCGGCGTCTCTGTCAAAACTAAAGTCCCGTTTGACTCACCAGGCACTGTACTCATAAGTCGTAGCAGGCATTCAGTATAAATCTCCAGCTTCGGCTCTTCGTCGAGATGGATTCGATCCTGCTGCGTTCCCTGGAACGCTTCACGACCTTGATCGTATGACTTGAACTGCAGCGTCGAGAGACCGCCGGACACATGGCGCACGAAGACGGTCTCAAACGCGTCTGCCAAGCCATGCTTTACCGTCCGACGTACAAGCAAGTCGCCCGGAATCATCCCGGTACCGTATGCTTGCTCGACACCCGGCTTTCCGCAGAATTTATCCTGCAAAATATCGCGAGTGTTTTTCGCTGTGTCCGTTGCCACCCACATATTGATGGGTTTGTTGAATCTTCGTCCGGGCCACCAGTCTGGATAGAGTCCAGTCAGGTGTAAAGTATCCGCGAAACACCCGCAATGTGTCTTTCCTGTCCGGTTTCCACCGAATAGCGCGATTTCATCATCAACAGACTCCAAAGCAAAGAATTTCATCTGCTTCGGATAGTGCGCCCGACCTAACGGGCAATTTTTCAGTGCTGGGTGGTCAGATGGATCCTGAAACCAAGTCACTATTTGGGTCAAGTCCTGAATCTGCTTCCGCTGACGCAAGATCTCGATCAGTTTGCTCTTCGTTCTCGGGTTCAATGACTGAATAATCTGCGTCGACGACGCTTGATTCAGCAATTCGCTCGGGAGTTCGAGCGACGAGTATACCCTGTCGACCAAGTCCTGATAGGAGCGAGGATAGTTCCGCATTCTGTTGCTCCACCGTCATTGTTCCCTTGACGTTGAGATCCACTTTCAGGTTCTCACCGTATTTTTCAGGAAAAAAGTTCGCCGCGACACGTCCCAGCATGCGCGCATCGCCTTTGGCGGCGGCGGCGGCGGCCGCATGATCAAATACAGCTCTTGCTACTTGAGTCGCGTCGTCAAATCCGCGCTGAAAATCGGAATTTTCAGTTAGTTCCTTGTGAAATTGTACGTTGGTGGCGCCGACAGAGCGTAGTGCCTGCTTCATATCCGCCGTATTAGCGTACGTGATCAGGAACACGCGTCGTTTGTCGTCGGTCCAATCGAATTCGTCTGTTACTTCCTGCGTTCGCGCGATGCCTAGAGATTCTTCTAGGAGGTTCACCGCGTCACGGAACGTTTTATTCCAACTCAAGATCGCCAAAAACTCAGCTTCAGTACGTCCTAGAGCCTCGGCGGCGAGCACGAAGTCTTTCAGTTCCGCGTACTTCAGGAGAAAATTCTTTTCTGCCGCATTCGGAACCGGAGGTCCAGTGATAGTTGCTGTGTTCTTCTGCGTATAGTTGCGCCGACGTGCAGCTTCTAGCTCCGGGACGCCTTTACCATAAACCGGCAACTGACCTTTGGAGACGCGTATGCAGTCGACACACTCGCTGCTATTCGAAACGTAGCGTGCGGCACGGTGCCCGGTGACACAGACTTCGCCGGTCCAGAAATGTTTCCAGCCGCGCGCCTTCGCCTCATCTTTAGTGACGAATCGCGTCGGTTGATAGCTATACAGATCCGGCCGACCGTCGCGCAGGGGCGCCACAGTAGCGGGATCAATCTTCGGCCACTTTCCCCACGGATGCTTGGGAGATCCTTGTGGGTTTTCACCTGCGCCGATCATGCTCGATGCCAATCCTCAGCACCCGACATAAAGTTACCTTTCCGATCATAGCCGGCGCTCTGCTGCCACATCAGGCATTCGTTGAGCGATTCATCCGGGTCGACTGAATAAATCGCTTTCTGCCAGACGAATGCAAGGTCGCCTATACCTGGAAATCCAACACGATCGAAATCGACGAACGTGATGTTACGAAAACTGAATTCAACGACATCGCCAGGCTTCACCTGCATCGGGATGATCGCACCAGTCTCAGGACCATCTTCAAACCACAGGGTGCGGCCCGAAAGTTTACTCTTCGCGAACTGCATCACCTTACCGCCTGGACCGAGTACGGGCGGACCGTCATCGATTGCTTGTTTGAACGGTGTCTTACGCCGCTGGCGTCGACCGTAGCCGACTGCAATCACGACACCTTTATTAATGTCGATGCCCGGTGTCACCAATGTCGGATGCACATATGGCAACACCTTGACAAGTACGCGGTCGCGTAACACGCGCACGCGCTTACCGACTTCTTCCAATTCTTCTGTGAGCATCATGCCGCCACCTCAATCGTGTCGACATCGGTATCTCGCATTAGCCGGATTTTCTTTCCGACCCCGTAATCCGAATCCATGCCCGCAGTAGCTGCGAATGTGACGATGTCACCAACGCTGCATTCCATCGGCGCTCGCTCGCCCAATGGGAGCATGCGGCCCGGGCCGACTGCGATGATCTCGCCACGTAACGTCCGCTGCCAGTCCGGTAGCTTAATCACGCCTTCGACTTTATCCAGAAGTTCCACTGCGACTAAGTCGTCCAGCAACTTCTGGCTGAAATCTACCTTCGACATTTTCGTACCTCTCACCTTACGAAATTAATACGGAAGTCCACTCACTGTCGCGAGTGCTACTAGCTCCACAACTGCAATCACCGAATTCGACGTGAACGGCTGATTAGTCACCGAATCAATCGCCGTGAACGACATCCCCACTTGGCAAAGCTGCGATCCAATATACGGAAACGTCATCTGCCAAGCGGAACCTAAAACCTGAAGCGCCATCGCTGATGCGAATGCGCCGTATGTGAACGGCGTGTTGGCGGATCCTACAGCGCCGGCCGGCGCCAGCGTCGTCGGCCCTGCCATGACTACGCTGTTCGTAATGTCGTCGATCTCGATACTAATCGAAGTCGGTACGACAGACGTGTTCGTATGATCGACGAACTGTAGGTCCATGAACAGATCTGTGCCAGGATACGCCTTGACATTGGCGTACGGCAGAATCGGCGTGCCCTGCAGATATCGATTACCTATGACCACGCGTTACCGCCAGGAGCGATCAAGTCGAATGCTGCAGTAGCAGACTCCGAGACGGATTTGAGTAACGATGATCATCGCATTTTCTTAAATGATCGCTCGCCACTCGGCCCGCGGAACTCATGCGGATGCTTGCCTGAGAGAACATGCTTCGTTCGCTCGTGCACCGCTTTGTGTTCTTTCGTCGTGATGCGGCCTTCCACCCAATCGTCGGTCGCGCGACGGAGCGTATGCTTCGCATTCTCGCGAATAATTTTCTTGTCCGAGATCGGCTTCGGCGCCTGGTATGATGCCAGTTCGCCGTGTTGTTGCGCTGGCTCAGTAACCGAGTGCTCGCCGCCCGTGGTCTTCTTACCCTTCGGTTTCTTGGCGCGCTTTTTGTCCTGCCCCTTCGGGGTATGACTGATGCCGAGGATAGCCCCGAGCATCGGTGCAATGTCAGCCACCGCAGCCTCCTTGACCGCCGGTCACTTCGAATGAACTGGTCGCGTACGCTGCATTACCAATGAACTGGAGCCATGCGCCGATACCGTCGATGTACAATGTCTGGTTCGCGTTGACGGCCAGCTGATTAGCGACTGGGGTGCCCAGCGCCACGGACGCGGCGGCAGACGGCGCCGTCGCATTGCCTGCGGCCCACTTGATGAAGCCAGAAACGCCGGTAGCTGAGCCGGTAGTTCCCTTAGCGACAATGCGCCACGAGGTAACGCCAGCTTGGCGGCCATCGATGACGACCGCGGCCGAGTTATCCACCGCGTAGGTGGGAGTCTTCGGCTGGAACGTAGTGTCCACGCTCATTTGTAGGATCCTCGTTTACCTGCACA